ACAAGTCAGTAGTTATGGCGCATGATGCGGCTACTAGTGATGCATTATTTGGTATGTCCAGGAATATCATTTATAACATGTCTGATACATTCAGACCTATGTTAAAGAAGTCAAATGCAAAAGAGATTATGTTTGAGCATAATGATTCAGGATATCGGTTGTATACAGCTGGTGCTCCTGAGGCTGGTAGGGGAACGACTCCTACTATTGCTCACTTATCCGAGGTAGCCTTTTGGGGGCATGATGAAAAGATTCTGGCAGGATTATTCCAAGGAATATCCCAGTCTGAAGGGACTGAAGTTATTCTTGAGAGTACTGCTAATGGTGTGGGGAATTCATTTCACAGGTTATGGCAGGGAGCTGTAAAGGGTGAGAATGACTATATCGCTATCTTTGTTCCATGGTACCTGATGACGGAGTACCAGAGGAAAGTCCCTGAAGGATTTGAGAGAACAACAGAAGAAGAAGTATTAGTTACTAGGTATAACCTTAGTGACGATCAATTATACTGGAGAAGGTTAAAGATTGCAGAGGGTGGTGAGAATAAGTTCAGACAAGAATACCCTGCGACACCTGAGGAAGCATTTATTGTTTCTGGCTCTAATGTATTTAACATTGAGAAGCTAAGTAAATTAGTTCCTCAACCAATATTAGCCAAGAGAGAGTTTAACTTTGAATCCTCTATGATGGAGGATTTAAGAGATGGGTCTATCGAGATATTTAAATATCCTACTTTTGAAGATGCCTTTGCTATCGGTGCTGACGTTGCTCTGGGTGTTGGCAAGGATTATTCTACAGCAGTGGTCATTAATGCCAAGAGGGAAGTGTGCGCAGTTTATCGCAGTAACACGATTGATCCTAGTCAGTTTGGTGATTTATTATTTTATTTAGGTAGGTACTATAATAATGCTTTGTTAGCAGTAGAGTCTAACTCTATGGGTATAGCAACATTAAACAGGTTAACACAAATGGGTTACCTGAATATGTACTATCAGACAAAGATGGCGAATGTATCCAAGGAAGAGGGAACAAGGATTGGATGGAGAACTACATCAGCTTCTAAACCAGCTATCATTGGATTCCTGAAGAATGCTATTGAACAAGAAGATATCTGGATACCTTCTAGGGTTATTATCGGTGAACTTATGAACTATGTTGCTGATGATACAGGTAAAACAAATGCTATTGTTGGTCAGAATGATGATACGGTTATTGCTCTGGCTATTGCTCTTGAGGTTATCAGGACACACGGAGACAGATTAACAAACACAACAGTACCCTTTTCACAGCGTATGGGTAACTTTCAGCAAGTAGAAACTGTATGGCTATAGGAGAATATTATGGCAAAAGATCCTCGACTAGAGAGGGCTGGTGTATCCGGTTATAATAAACCTAAGAGAACACCTAATCACAAAACTAAGAGTCATGTGGTTGTGGCTAAGGTTGGTGATAAAGTTAAGACTATTCACTTTGGTGCTCAGGGTGCCACGGGTAGTCCTGACGGTTCCAAGCGTAATGAAGCTTTTAAAGCTAGACATGCAACTAATATTGCCAAAGGACCATTGTCTGCGGCATACTGGGCTAATAAGGTTAAATGGTAAATATATGGCACAAATGAATGTACCCCTAACAGGGAAAGAAAAAGAACAATTTAAAAGTATGATCAAGCCTAAACAGGCTGGTAAGCTTTTAAATCCACAGGAAAAAATCGGTAATAAAATCCCCAAAGATTTTAATCCCCGAAAGAGTTAGTCCTTGTGTCCTAAGAGAAGGTAACTTCTACTTTGTTGGCTACTAGCAGGGTGATTAAAGAATTAGTAGCACATATACAAGTCTTGTTGTAGACTTTGATTGATTGAATGTACAACCCAGAAAGGTTTACAATGAGTGATACAAGTAGAGATATCATCCGCTTTGTGGATAGATATAAAGATCCAGTAGGAGATAATGAACTCCTAGCTATGATCGAACAGGGTGTAATGAACTCTGTTGGTGACTTCTTGAATAGTTCCGACTTAGCTCGTGAACGACAGAAGGCTACCTACGAATACGGCATGATGCCGCAATTTCACCTGACTCCTCAGGGTGCTTCACAGATTGTCTCTTCAGACACTGTAGAGGCTATCGAGGGTTATACAGCTATTCTTGCTGAACTTATGTTTAACAACAATAAGATCGCAAGGTTTATTCCGGCAGGAAGTTCTCCTAAGGCTTTCCATGAAGCTAAAGTAGCTTCTGACCTTGTTAACTATGGAATCTTTAAGCAGAATCCTGGTTGGGAAGTCCTAAATACATGGGTTAAATCTGCCTTGTTATGGAAAAATAGTATTGTTAGATGGGAATATATTGAAGACTTTGATTATAAATTTGAAGAGTTTGATTCTATCAGTCAAGAAAACCTTGATCTCTTGTTATCAGAAGATGACACAGAAATTATCGGAGATCTTAAATATGATCAAGAGTTAGACACCGATGAAGAAGGTAATGCTGTATACAAAATGGTATACAAGGATGTTCGCCTTAAAAAGAAAAAGAACAAGACAAGAATTTTAATTAAGAATGTACACCCAGAATGTTTCCGTATTACACGGGATGCGCACTCACTTGATGATGCGGCATTTGTGGGTATTCAGATTGACATGACTCGATCTGAAGTTAGAAAGTTTTTCCCTGACATAGCAGAGAATATCGACTGGGACGCCATTGGAGACGGTAGCTATGATTGGGCTACCAAGTACACCGAAGAGCAAGCTGCTCGTAAGCGTCTAGTTGGTGAAGAGTACTGGCTTGGGGGAAATTCACGGGAGCTATTCCCGTCTGAAGCTAATCGACAACTCACTGTTATTGAGTGTTGGTTACGTGTAGACCGTGATGGAGACGGTATTGCTGAGTTGAAGCACTTTATTATTGCTGGCTCAACAATTCTCCTTGAAGAAGATTGTGATATGATTCCATTGGCGACTTTGTGTCCCTTTGAAGTACCTCACGAGTTCTTTGGTTTGTCTGTTGCAGATATGATTCGTCCAATGACATTAGCTTCTACGGCTATTATGCGTGGATTTATTGAGAATGTCTACCTGACTAACTATTCACCTAAGCTTGCTGATCCTAATGTTGTTGACTTCAGTGCTCTACAGAACATGAAGCCTAAACAGATTATTGCCACAAACGGTAATCCTAACAATGCAGTAGCATCAATGACACCTGATACTATCAGTACAGGTACAGTACCTATTCTTGAGCTGTTACAAATGCACAAAGAACAGGCTACTGGTTTGTCTAAAGCGGCTCAAGGTCTTAACGATACACTATATGTATCTGGTAATTCAGAAGAAAAGATGCAGCGAGCTATGTCTGCTGCACAAGTACGTATTCAATTTATGGCTCGTAGATTTGCTGAAACAGGCTTTAAACGCTTGTGTGAAGGCATCTACAAGACAATGCGGGATAAACTCCGTGGTCAAGAAGTTAATTACTATGATCAAAATGACTTGTATAAGTCTGTTGATCCCGGTACTTTACCTAGTGACCTGATGCTTTATGTTGATATTGATGTTGGTGAAAACAGCAACAGTAACGTCATGAAGAAAATGAATGTGATTGGTCAACAGATTATTCCAGCAATGCAACAAGCAGGAGCTGGTGGAGCTGTTAACCCACAAGCAGCAGTAACTATTGCGTGTAAAGCAATTGAGTCTTTGGATCTTGATCCACTTGACTTCCTTGTTGATTACACTGATCCTAAGTTTATTGATCAAGCTAAAAAGTCACGACAGGCTGAAATTGCAGCTCAAGAAAAGCAGAAGCAACTTGAAGAACAAGTCAAGATGCTTACTATAGCACAGAGTCAAGCAACCCTTGATCTCACTAATGTACAAGCTAAGAATGCTATGCAGGATAACACCAAACAACTTATGGTTGCTTTGGACAAGAGTTACCAAGAATGGGGTAAGCTTTATATTCAAGCGGCTAAAGAAGGTGTTACACCTCCTCCACACCCTGATGTTAAAGAACTCCTTACACTTGCACAATCCTTTATTCAAGGTGACTTGCACATGGATGCAAGTAAACCTCAAGGTAGTCAAGCACCTCAACCACAGGCTGGTCCTGCGGCTGCTGGTGAAAACCCAATGATGTAATTAATAACCCTCCCTCGTAACTGGGGGAGTCTTTCTAGAAATAATTTATGGATAAATATCGTAGTGGCTTTGAAAAGAAGATTAAGCCAAAGATGAATCATGATACAGGTGAATACAAAGTAGAACCTTTTCGTGAAGCCCAAGTCGCTTTAGGTCGTGCAGAGTTTGTTCAACGAGAACGTGAACAATTCTTTGGTGACGCATATAGCGAAATCCTCGCCGACCTTTTTGTTACGTGGTTGAAGACAGAACCTCATTGTTCTAAAGAACGAGAGTACCTGTATCATACTGCTATGGCATTAGGTAGTGTTAAGGAAAAATTAGTTGGTATTGAAATGTACGGTAATAACGTCAAGTTCATCCAGCAACAAAATAAAAGTACCCAAGAGGGGTCTGAGGAATAAATATGAATGATATGAGTAAAGCAAAAGATGTGCTTGAGAAAGCACGACAAGAAATCCTACGTGAATTGGTCCAATGCGGATCAAATGGCGGTGTAGGTCGAGCAGGGAATTATGCACCAACTTTTGTTAATCTAACAAATGCTATTGATGCAGTTAACCGAATGATGGAACCATCTAAAGGTGACTTCGCTGAACGTATGGCTGTAGCTAAAAAAGCTAAAGCTGAAGCCAAACAATAACGGACACAAAGGTAAAAGAATATTATGAATCTACCACA